TATGAATAGCGCGAGTTTTCGTCGTTGTTGATTTCAATTAAATACATGGCGTTAAATCCTTGTTAATTAGGGTTCAATTTAAGTGGAACAGTTCGACAGTTGCGACAATAGCGCGAAGTTGTTCGTAGACGGCCGATCTGGTGGTGCGTCCGGCAATGTCGCGGCCTGTGCCGTCCGCCTCGGCCTGTAGCATAGCGCCGCCGTAGGCATAGTCGACCCGTAGACGGTGCGCAGCACCAGCTGCAGCAAGCGCAGCGTTGATCTGATGCAGCTGGTGCGCGATGTCTTCTTTCGTGATTCGTGCGGACATAATGGTCATTTCCTGTATTGAGTAAAACCGACACAAAGCACCGGATCCGGTGCGTTGTAGCTGTTTCACTTGCCAGAATCCCAAGCTGCAGCGTGAATAGCTGCAGCGAGACGGACAAAGCGCACGCCGTCGATCTGGCGCACCATGGCCAGCGCTTCATCGTTGGCGACGATGTCGGACGCGTCGCAACAGCAAAGCAAAACTTCGGCCTCGTGCTGGGTCAGCTGTTCCGCGTGGAATTGCTGCAAAATAAATTCAGGTTTGAACATGGCGATCACTCCTTACCAAAGCGTGCGACAGTGTCGCGCTTGATCTGGCAAACGGTTTTAAACTTGGCTATCACTTCACGGCCGTTGCCGCCGTGGGCAACTTCCATCGTAACGCCGTTATAGCCGATCCAACGGCTCAACGGACGGCCGCCACAGCTGACCCACTGCCCGCGCTGCAGCTTAAGACGGCCTGATGTGATAGCCGCATGCGTCTCGGCGTCCCACAGGTTTACCACTGGCAAATACTTCATGGTCTACACTCCCACAGCTAAAACGGAATCGACAACGGACGGGCAACGGCCCTCGGCCATAAGCTCAACCAGAACCAGCTGGCAAGCCGTCTCGGCGTTGTCTGCGGACTGCATACGCTCAGTATGCTGGCCGCGGTCGAAAGTCACATAAACGTAGAATTGGCGCATCTCTTAAACTCCTTAGTTAATCGAGCCTTAATAGTAGCAATCTGCTACCTAATAGCCAGCAATCTGCGACGAATCTACAGAAACAAGCGACGAATTGCAGGCCGTCGCCCCGTCTCGGCGTCTCACTGGGGCGCACGGTCTACCGGTCAGGCCGTGCCAGCCGTGCCACTGGGGCGCACGGTCTACCGGTCAGGCCGTGCCAGCCGTGCCAGCCGTGCCCCGTCTACCCGTCAGGCCGTGCCTGTCTCGGGGCTTAGGGGGTAGGGGGCTTTGCTGAAACAGGGGGGCACCTATTCGGGGGGCGGGTGAAAAAACCAGGGAGGGTGTTGCGTATGGTGTATGGGGCTGTCACACACTCACTCTGTAAACGCTACTGAGTTTATTCCGTATCTGCACCGGTCGTATCCGTCGCAGCTGTTGCATCAGCCGACAATCTGCTACCATGAAAATATCCAAGGGAGAAACGTATGCAACTACAGAGAAAACAGCTCGGTCTTGTTCAAACAGACTGGGAGATTCAAGAAGGGGAACTGCAGCTGAGCGCCTTGTCGGCCAAGCTCACCGCAAAGGACCTGAAGGTAATCAACTTCTTCATGGAAGGCCACCCACTGATTGAGTGTGGAACGCTCGCCGGATACTCGGCCGAAGACCCACGGGTGATCCCCCGTCTCGTCCGTAACGTGCTCGAGAAGCCTGAGTCTCAGCAATTCATGGAAGTCGCTAAACGCGTCTACACCCAACGAGCAATGCAGCAAGTCTGCTATGACAAAATGAATTGGATGGCCGACATGCAACTCGTGTTGGGTAAAGCACTGGGCCGCGAGAAAACGAACTTTGTTGCGGTAGCCGACGGTGAAGTGATTGAACGCCGAGTCACGAAAGACGATTTAAACGCCGCGAAGTCGACATTGGAACTCATGGGCAAAGCGTTCGGATGGATGACCGAAAAACGCGAGCTCACGGTCGAGCACCGGGCAGTCGTCCGGGTCCGGGACTTCTCAGGCAAAGGCAACCACTTGGACGTGTCTGCGGCGTCGTCGTCAGACGAAGCGTTGCTGGAGCAAATCAACGAGCAGATGATTGCCGAGACAGAACTACTGGACGGCAAGTACCAAACGCGTGATCCTGAAAAAATTTATTACGACTCTGATGACTTCCCGACCGTAAAACCGGGAGACCCTGAGCCGCCAGCATGGGACCGACCCGTCTCGATAGACGACGACCCGGGCCCGGTCTGCACGCCATTTGGTCACGTAAGAGCAGGCGTGGTTCGCGCGCCGGTCGCGGTAGACAACGCTCCGGCTATCCCTAAACAAACGCCGGACTGGGACTAACCATGGCTACACTACCTGAAGGCGCACCATTCAAAGCTAGCGAGTTCAGCTGCCGTTGCGGTTGCGGTCTCGGACTGAAAGACGTCCCGCAGTCAACGATAGACAAATTGGTAAAGGCTCGTGCAATTGCCAAAGTTCCGTTTATAATCGATTCAGCTATCCGGTGCGTAACGCATAACACGAAAGAAGGCGGCGCGAAGAACAGCGCCCACTTGCGAGGTTACGCGTTAGACATCCGAGCTCGGGACTCCCGCACTCGGTACAAGATACTGACAGCCTTGCTGGCTGTAGGATTTACGCGGATCGGATATAACAAAAAATTTATTCATGCCGACGACGACCCGTCGCTAGACCCGGAGGTGATTTTTGACTACTGAGAACCGAGTGACTACTGAGAACCGAGTGACTACTGAGAACCGAGTGACTACACAAGCCGATACCGAAAAACCATGGTACGAGTCCAAAACAATTATCGGTGCAGTCGTGGCCGTCGGTAGCGGCCTTGCCGCAGCCTTTGGCGTCGTCTTAGCGCCAGAGGACCAATCGGCTATCGTAGACGTCGTCGTCGCGTTAGGCGCTTCTGTAGGCGGTCTATTGGCCATCTACGGACGAGTCAAAGCCAAAACGACGCTTCGCAAATGAACACCGTACTCAAAATACTGGGGGCACTTGCAGATGCGTACAGAGCATGGCAATCGTTACGTCGTACAGACCAGCATCATCGCACTGACGCTGATCCTGAGTCTGAGTGGATGCGCCAGTTCGGTGCCGTGCCAAGCGACAAAACCGACGCTGGAAAGTCTGACGTTCCAAAACGGACAGATGACAGTCAGTAAAGATGACTCGGCCAAACTACTGAAGTATATTAACGACTTAGAGTATTGTGCCCACAACAGGATAGAAACCAATGGACGATAACCCGCAGTTAACAGCGCTGCTGCAAAGCATACAGCAGTCGGTCTACGGCAATCGACAGGATACGGCAAGCCTGAAAGAGTCAGTGTCGGACATGGCACGGTCGGTGATGGAGTTAGCCAAAACATCGGTGCGTTACGAAGAACGACTGATGCACATAGAGGCCCGGATGGAGAAAGACATACAGCAACAAGCTGACCAGTTGTCCGAACTAACCGGCGAGTTCAGGGAGGTAAGGGAAGATATCAGCCAGCTAACGCAAGACCTGCAGTCACTGGCTAACACGGTAAAGACCTTGCAAGAAGACTATCAAGAGCGAAAGGACAGCCAACGCTGGCTAGTTCGTGAAATCGTGGGTAAGTTAATTTGGCCAGCTATGGCGTTAGCAGCAATGGCGCTGCTTTGGTTCAAGGAGTAAGCGCCGTCTATGTTTGAGTTTCGGTTCAGTCCCGCAGGCCCTGTGCTAGACGAGTATATGTCTAGCCGTAGCCGCAACACGTTTATCATGGGCCCTATGGGCTCCGGTAAAACATTCGCCAGCTGCATGCGTATGTTTACGCAGATATGCAGCCAGCCGGTAGACCAGTTCAATAAACGTCGGTCTCGCTGGGTCGCGGTACGGAACACGTACCCTGATCTCGAAGGTACGACCATGAAAGACTGGCTAGAGCTGTTCGGCGCGCCAGAACTGGGTAAAATGAACCGAGACTACCCGCCGACGCACAAGCTATCGTTTGCCATGGAAGACAACACCTACGTCGAAGCCGAGGTCGTGTTCTTGGCACTGGATAGGCCGGACTCAGTGCGTAAGTTACGCGGTATGCAGTGTACCGGCTTCTGGCTGAACGAGGTCAAGGAGCTCGACGAGGAGATCGTCGATATGTGTGACTTACGTCACGGCCGATATCCGAACAAACATGAGGTGCCGGGGTACTGGCACGGTATGATAGGGGACACAAACGCCCCTGACGACAACCATTGGTACTACAAAAAAGCCGAAATAGACCGGCCGAAAGGCTGGGTTTTCCTGAAACAGCCCGGCGGTCTACTGCAAATAGACACGCCGACCGGCAAACAGTGGGTACTGAACCCGCGAGCCGAAAACTTGCAGAATTTACCCGAGGATTATTACACCGCCGGTATGCAAGGCAAGAAAGAAGCGTGGATAAAGGTCAACTTGGCCAATATGTACGGCCATTTATCGAGCGGAAAGCCGATTTACGAGCACGATTGGAACGACACGACCCACGTCAGCCAGTACCCGCTGGTCCCGCTACCCGAAAAAGGGAATTTTTTCATGGGTTGGGACTTCGGGATGACCCCGTCTGTCATCATCGGCCAGTTAGACGGTCCTCAGATGCGGATCCTAGACGAAGTGGTAGGCGAAAACATCGGTATTCGGTCTTTTGCACGAGACTACGTCATCCCATACCTGCGACAGCAGTACAAAGGGGTCTCGCTGAAGTCGTTTCGGTGTATGTGCGACCCGTCAGGCGACGACCCAAGGGACACTGAAGGCGGATCCCCCATAGAAATCCTGAACGAACTAGGTTTCGAGGCCGAACCGTCGCCTACGAACCACCCGGAAACGCGGTGGGAGGCCGTCAGGTACTTCCTGTCTCGTCTCGTTGGCGGTAGACCGTGCTTTGTGTTGTCGCCGAATTGCGATACACTTCGCAAAGGGTTTAACGGAGGCTACCAGTTCAAACGGATGCAGGTCTCCGGCCAAGCAAGGTACAGCGAGAAGGCAGACAAGAACAGTTTCTCGCACCCGCACGACGCTTTGCAGTATTTGTGTCAAGCAGCGTGGGGCGGATACAACCCGATGAACACAGGGCCAAAAGTCCACGTCTCAAATCAACGCGTTACAGGAAAAGCGGGTTATTAACATGGCTGAAAGCAAAATCGTTATCACAAAGCAGCTTGTCAAGAAGACATACGGCCACGACTACACCGACGGCGCGTTAGACAAGCTGGCCCAAAAGGTCGAGGAAGATATCGCCACGGCAATATCGGACCGGTGGGAAGCCGAAGAACGGATGCGTCGAGCGCTGATGATCTACAACGGCGAGTACGAACCCGAACAACTCAAAGCAATGAAACGGTCTCAGGTATTTATCAAGGTAGCCCGGTTCAAGGCCAACGTCGCTGAAGCTCAGATGGTCGACATCGTCATGCCGCCCACGGATACGAATTTCGCAATGGAGCCGACCGAGATTGTAGACCTTGACTTCGGGGCTAACGCTAGCGAGCCGGTCTCACTAAACGGTCGGCAGTTCCTGATGCCTGACGGCAGCCCGGTGACAGGCGATACGTTAATTCGCCGCAGCAAGGAGGTCGCCGAGGAGCGCTGCCGCAACATGCTGCGACTAATCAAGGACCAGCACACTGAATGTAACATGGACGCGGAGCAACGCGACGTGATCCACAACGGCGTGAAGCTGGGAACCGGTGTACTCAAGGCCCCGGTGGTTAAACCTTCGCAGAACCGTCGCTTTTTGGAAACTAAAAACGGCATGCAGATGGTCGCGGAGACCGTCTACAAACCGGCAGCGACCAGCGTATTCCCGGGCAACTTCTTCCCTGATATGTCCGCCAGCACAGTCTCTGAGTGTGAGTACATCTGCGAGCGGACTTTCATGTCTCGCAAGCAGCTGCGCGATCTGAAGCGTTTCGGCGGTAAAACGTACAACAAAGTGCAGCTGGATAAAGTTCTCGACATGAAGCCGGACCAAACGCAACACAGGCCCGGCGCTACCGACGACATGCGGTACATGATGGGCTTCAACGCTGCGCTGAACGACACCCGATACGAAGTGTGGGAGTACCACGGCGTTATCGAACCGAGCATCTACACTGAAATCACCGGCAAGGAAGTGAAGCAGTCAGATACTAACGACGATATGTACGGCGTTATCTACTACTGCGGCGGCATTGTGTTCGGCGCACGGTTCTACCCTGTCACTTATGAGCAGACGTTCCCGTATAACGTGTGGAACTGGGAAAAGTCAGACGGCTGCATCTTCGGTAAAGGTATTCCAGAAATTCTGGAAGACGAGACCGACATGATCAACTCAAGCTGGCGCATGACCATGGACAACGCGGCCATCACAGCAGGCCCTCAAGTGGCCGTGAATACATTGCTGTGCGAACCTGAAGACGGCGTCTACGAGATAACCCCTTGGAAAGTATGGAAAGTTAAACGCGGTAACGTCGATTTAAACCAAGCGATCAGCAAGGTTGAATTTAATAGCCGCATCAACGAAACCATGAGTATCTACCAAGCGGTCCGGCAGATGGCGGACGAAGTGTCAGGCGTGCCGATGATACAGCAAGGCGAGTCAAGCAGCCCATACCAGCAGGTCGGTGCGTTGTCTATCCTACTGAACGCAGCGAATACGGTCCGCCGTCGCCAAGTGAAAGACTGGGACGATAACATCACAGTACCTATGGTGAGCGGCTTCTATGCGTTTAACATGGACTTTAGCGACGACGCGTCAGTCAAGGGCGACTTTAAGGTCAAAGCCCGCGGGGTTAGCGAGCTTCTGGTCCGTGAACAGCAGGCGCTGGCTCTGACGAACTTCCTGACTGTGTGCAATAACAGCCCGTCACTGCAACCGCTACTGGCCATCAAGCAAAAAGAAATTATCGCGTCTTTCGTGAAGACCCAGCGTCTTGACGCAAGTCTGATCCCGACTGCCGACGAGATAACGGACTACATTGAGAAGCAGAAACAAAGTCAGCCGGTAGACCCGAACGTACAACTCGCGCAAATCCAGACTGAACAGATCACGCTGAAGCACCAGAACAACGTAGAGCTTGCCCAAATCGAAAGCAAGCTGCGTCAGACCGAACAGCAAAGCACCAATGAGTCCAAGATGGTCATGGCGCAGGTCGAGTTCGAACGGATTGCGATGCAGGAACGCGTCGAGCTTCAACGCTTGGCGTCTCAGCAGTTGATTAGTGAACAAACGCTGATCACAAAAATGCAAGAGACCGAAGCTAAACTGGCCGATAGTCGCCAAAAATTCTTGGCAGAAATCAACATAAAACGTGCAATGGGCACCGAAGCTAACTTCGGATTAGAGACGGGAGCTGCAACTTAATGCGCGCAATAACTTGGCAAGAGCTAGAAAGTAAAATAAACTCCGTAATTAACGAGACCAGAGACGAGCTGGAGACGGCGCAGAGTTTTGAAGAACTCAAAGCCCTTCAGGCAAAACTCGAACTGGCCAGAGACTTATTACAGCATTTTAAACGTGACTCCGCATAGGACTCCGCATGAACCTGAAAGATGTAAACCTAGAAATTAAAGCCGAAGTAGACGAAATGGCTACTTTATGGGGCGCGGAAGGCTCAGACCACACTGACCCTGCTGCGGATTCCGAAAACGGCGATGACAGTTTTGAAAGCACTGACGAGTCGAACGAAGACCCGAGCCAGAAAAAAGCCGACACACCGGTAGACGAAACGCCCGCAGCCGAAACGCCAGCGGCCGAAACGCCAGCCGAAGAAATCGACTTCACGCCGCCAGCATGGATGGCGCTGCTGCCTCAAGAGGTCCGAGATCAGGCAGAGAAAGACTTTAAAAACAGTCGGGGCAGCGTAAAGGCGCAGAGTAATCGCGTCTCTCAGTTGACCAAGCACTTGGAAGAAACTCGAGCGCAGTTAGACAAGGCGAAACGGCTGTCGCAAACTCTACCGACCATCGACCTAGCGTCCGACAAGGACTTGGAAGAACTCGGGAAAGAGTGGCCAGACGTTGCACAAAGCCTGAAGGCCGTCGCCAGCAAACTTGGCGCACAGGTAGCCCAGCACAACGCGAGTATTTCGCAGTCGCTGTTGGCCGCGCAAGAGAATCAAGCAAGAGCACTGGAGACGGAGATTGCAGAGCTCGACGAAGCATCGAAGAACGAGCAACGGGCTATCGTACAGCGCCAAGTGCCTGACGTAGACCAGATTGTGCGGGACCCGAAGTTCGGAGCGTGGCTTACTGCCCAAACCCCGGGCGTTCGAGCGATGATTAACTCGCCGCACGCAGGGGATAACATCACGTTATTCAAACTATACAAGGGGGCTACGCAAGCGGCACCGTCAAACAAAGACAAGCTGGCCGAGTTTGCAGAATTGCCGAGTAAAGGCGGCGCAACGAAGGCGGCGAGTCTGAAAGACGACCCAAATGCTGATCCTACTGAATTTTGGAAAGACTTCGAGACACAACAAAAACAGTCTCGTAAGTAAACAGGAGTAAGCAACATGGCTTTATACGGCGACGCAAGTATCACCCCCCGCATTGGCTTCTTAGCTGAGAAGAAAATGCTGGAACACGCAGAACCAATTTTGGTTCTTAATAAGTTCGCGATGTCAAAACCACTGCCACGTAACGTAGGTACTTCGGTTATGTTCCGCCGTCCAGTCCCTCTGGCGCTGGCTACCACGCCTTTAACTGAGAACGTGACACCGCCGCAGACGACTTTCGCTTACGAAAACGTACCTATTGCGGTCAACGAGTACGGCGCGTGGATGGGATTGACCAACAAAATCACTGACTTGCACGAAGACCCTGTCGGTTCTGACATGGCCATGTTGTCAGGGGAGCAAGCGGCTGAAACTATCGAAATGATCATGCACGGCGTGGTCGTGGCAGGTACGCAGGTTATCCGTGCGAACGGTGCAGCTCGTACTGACATCAACACCGGTCTGACTTTAGGTCACGTCCGCCAAGCGGTCCGTACCTTACGCCGTCAACGCGCTAAGAAACTGACTGAAGTGTTAGCAAGCTCACCAAACTACGCGACTCGCGCAGTCGAAGCGTCTTACGTGGCTATCTGCCACTCAGACTTAGACTACGCAATCCGCAGTCTGGCAGGCTTCACGGCGGTAGCTAACTACGGCAACCGTCAGCCGTTATGCGCCGAAGAAATCGGGTCGGTTGAAGACGTGCGCTTCATCACTTACCCACTGTTCGCACCGTTCATGGGCCAAGGCTCACTGACTGTCGGCTCGAACTTGAACTCTGCGGGCGCTGGTGGCAACCGCGTAGACGTCTACCCAATCTTAGTATTAGGTAAGCACGCGTTCGGCGCTATCGCACTGAAGGGCTCAAGCGAGTTCGGCGGCGCAATCAAGCCGATCGTTCGTCAACCGGGCACTGCGGACTCTAACGACCCGCTGGCACGTTCAGGCTCAGTAGCTTGGAAAACGTGGTTCGGTTGCGGCATCCTGAACCAAAACTGGATGGTTCGTATCGAAGTCGCAGCGCTGGCAGTACCATCGTAATCGACTGAAAACTAGAGCCGGGGGAGACCCCGGCTTTCGACATTAGCAAACATCACCGAGAACACCATGACCAGAAACAACGCTAAAAAATTAGGCAAGCCTAAGCTGTTGGCCCAAGTTAAAGCCGAGCTAGGCGTAGACTTACCGAACGACCTGACCGTCGACAAGATCCTTGACTACATGCAAGAACAAGGGTTGTTGGACGTAGAAGACGTTGAAGGTGCCGCTGACGCCGAGGTCGATACTGACTTCGTAGACGCGTTAGAAGGCGTCACCCACGTCAAGCTGCTGGTTCACGAAGACGCGGACTTAGGTCGCAACTACGTGACCGCGTCAGACGAACACGGTAACGCATTTCAGATTATGAAAGGCGCAGAAGTGACCGTCCCTATAGGCGTATACCACTCGCTGAACGACGCTAAAGCGACCGTGTTCGACAGCAAGACTGACGACACTGGCCAGCTGATCATGCGCCCTGTCAGCCGCCACACGCACCCATTCAGCGTTATCGGCTTCATCAAGAAGAAAGGCAAATAAATGAACTATCTGGAACTTTGTCGAGAAGTCCGTCTACGGACGGGCGTGGCGGGTTCCGGTCCTGTTTCCGTGACGGGGCAGACCGGCATTATGGAAAAAATTGTTGCGTGGGTTGCTGAAGCATATACGGACGTGCAAGCAGAACACGCGCGCTATAAATTTTTATGGAACCGGTCAACTCCGTCTACGATCCCGGGGCAGCGAGTCTATTCTCTCGCCGAGTTATCAGCGCCCGGGCTGAACTTCATAGCGGATATGCGTGCGCAGGGTGCGTCCGACCCTATGCTGTTCGTCGAGTGGGATGTTTGGCTAACCAAGTACGACAACAACACCGAAGCGGGAACGCCTCGGGCGTATACGGTAGCCCCAAACAACACAGTTATCATGTACCCGACGCCGACCGAAGTGGCGACGCTAAGCCTGACGTACTACCGCAGGCCGGTGCCATTCGAGACGGCTACGTCGGTGCCATTGTTTGACGCTCACCAGTACGCGATCGTGTGGCGAGCAGTCATGTACTTCGCAGCTGACCAAGAAGATAACTTACTGTACAATCGTGCAGAAGCTAACTACTTAGAAAAGTTACACGCATTAAACCGCGAGTACCTGCCGAAAACTAAAACTCTCTAGGAGGGGGCCGACCAATGGGTAAGCCTAACGATGTAATTCCGGTGGCTTTCAGAGGCGGCCTTAACCTTATCAGCGCCCCCGTGGAAATGAGCCCGGGCGAAGCTATCCAACTTTTAAACTACGAAGTAAATCAGGTCGGTCGATACCAGTCTATCCTCGGGTTCGAACGTTTCGACGGCAAGCCAGCGCCGTCAGCAGTACAGCCGCAAGCACTTGACGGCTATCCGTTCGAGAATGACGAAGTCGAGTTCGATAACGTAGAGCTGGAGCGGGCCAACCGCAGAGCGTCAATCCTAGCGGTTCCCGGCGAAGGTCCGGTCCGTGGCGTTTTCTTTTTCGCAGGCGTCGTGTTCGCGTTCAGAGACGACGCAACGGGCGCGTCTAAATTATGGAAAAGCTCACCGGCCGGATGGCTTAGCGTCGCAACGCCAGCCCGCGTAGGGGGCGGTCGGGTTCGTACCACTATCGCCAATTTCAAAGGCAGCGCCGGAACTAAAGAAGTCCTATTCGTAGACGGCGTAAATAAAGCCTGTCGGTTCGACGGAACTACGGCTACGGAAATAGCGGGCCCAATCACGCCCGACAAACCAACTCACGTAACGGTGCTCCCGAGTCAGGTCTTGTTGCTGGGGTATCGCGGCGGCTCGCTGGTATTTAGCGGAGTAGGCGAGCCGACTAAATTCAGCCCGATAGACGGCGGCGGCGAGTTCGGACTTGCAGACGAGCTCGTAGACGTGCAAGTCGAAGCCAACAACAGCTGTGCAGTGTACTGTCGCAACCGAACGTATGTTTTGTACGGCAAGTCAAAACTGGACTTCAACCTCACCGACCTTTCGCTGCAGACTGGGGCTATCGCAGATTCAGTGCAGTCGCTCGGCGACTCCATATACCTTGACGACCGGGGTTTGACGCGACTGCAAAGGGTTCAGCAGTTCGGCAATTTCGCAATGGCCACGTTTAGCCAGAAAGTCCAGCCTATTCTGGACAACTATAAAACGCGAGTGACCGCGTCTATGGTCGTCAAGGACAAGAACCAATACCGGTTGTGTTTTGACGACACGACGGGGATCATCGTCACGTTCTTCGGCGTCGAAGTGAGCGGCATCACTACGTTTAACTATGGGAAAGTCATACTTTGCACCACGTCTGCTGAAGACGCGACAGGGCGAGAAGTTATTTTCTTCGGGTCGGACGACGGGTTCGTCTACCAAGCCGAACGCGGGTTCAGCTTTGACGGCGAACCGATAGTGACCGTATGCAGACCTGCTTTTTACAGCCCGAACCCTGAACATAACTTCAGATACTACTGGGTGCTACTGGAGACCACGACAGTCGGTCGTAAATTCCTGACAGTCGTACCTGAGTTTGACTACGCGGACGACGGGTCTCCGGCTGATGAGGCCCAAACGTCCGAAATAAGCGGCGGCGGGGGCTTCTACGATCAAGGAACGTGGGACGAAACCGCATGGTCCGCCGCCATAAACCATCGGTCTAAATTCTACATAGACGGCGTCGCGCAGAATATGTCGCTGTTAATAACGTCGGAGTCTAGCACCGCTGCACCGCATGTATTAAACTCTATGCGTATTCGAGTGTCGCCAAGAGGACAACTAAAATGACGGACCAAATCACCCCGTGGGAACACACGGACCTATTCGCGCCCGGCACGACGATCAGAGCGGCACCCGTTAACGCGAAGTTCAGTGCAATTGCGGAGAACTTGACCTCGGTTGCACAGTTCGCTAACACCAAAGCTATCTCGTTCAGAGACGCCCCAGCGAAGTCTGTCATCGAGGCCCTGACGCTCAACAGTTTCATGTACATCAACGGTGCGGGTGAAGTCGCCCTCTACCCTAAAGGCGTATTTGACAGTGAAATCCAGACCGCGCTGGATGCGGCGGCCGACGCAGGCGAGTATGCAGCTGCGGCCCTTGTCTCCGAAAACAACGCCAAGGCGTCGGAGATAGCTGCAGCCGCCAGCGCTGAAATAGCGCAAAGCGTGGCAGGAGCTATCGCAGGCGGTGCATTTTTCGCAGGCGACTGGAACGCGTCTACGGGCGTCTACCCTGCAGCCCCCGAAGAAGGATCAAGCATCTGGCGGGCGAGCACCGACGGAACCGGCGCTACCGCCGCGCTAGTCGCAGGGGACTACATCATATGGGACATCGTCGCGACTACGTTCAGGCCAATGCCGGGGATGCCTCGAGTGCTGGCTGCTAACGCCGCCACGGCGCTAGACATCGCTCGAATCGAAACCAAAGCAGACGCGGCTATCGCGTTAGCGGCAGCAGGACTCTAACATGATCAACCAATCGTTACGAACACAACTTCAAGCTAAGATAAACGCCGCCACAGTAGCGACGCCGCTAAACGAGCTCATGCTGCTGCGAGTGGCAGCGCAGGGCATGAACGTAGACGAGACGAACCTAGACACGTTAATCCCGCCGAAAGTAGACGCGGTGGTGCCTGCCGACACAGCCGTCTCGTTTGTGGAAGCATGGCGGTCGCTAGCCCTGCTAGGGAATGTAACGTACCAAACTCCGGTAGCAGTGGCCGCAGGGGATGAACTGTTCGTCGACGCTTTAGGTAAAACGAAAACCGAAAAGTATCCGATGCGTGGAGCGGTGGCGACGACCAACGTCCCTCTTGACGCCCTGACACTGAACTCTCACCACGTAGCGTTACGCGGTTCGCTGAGCGCGGGCCCATTAGCGGCAAACACCGGCACTGTGGGCGGCGCGGGGTTCTCGGCAGACTTAGCGCTGTCGGACGGGAACCGGCTGCGCCTCACCGCCGCGAAAGCCGACGCCGCGCTGCAGCAGGCTTTTGCCGCCGTGATCGGTCCTGACGAGACAACAGTAGTCAGCACCCATACGTTAGCAGCGTTGGTCAACGGGTCAGACTACGCGACAAACACTTACGTTGTCGGGGCTTTCGAAGTCAGCGCCAACGTGTTTCGCATTTACTACACGACAGGCGGCCCGGGTTTCACGTCGGCCTACATCCTTCGGTACGTCACGCTGACCTACAACACTGGGACTAAAGCGCTAAGTTCTGCAGCAGGGGCGACGGTCGCCACGTCTGCGGATACAGGAGCTTTTTACCGAGCGTTCGCTCCGCATCGCCAAGGCGAGCGGTACGTCATCGTCGGCGCTAGCGGGACCGGCGCGCTGTGGTGCCTAGACATGCAGACCAGTTCGGTCGTCACATACACCGGCACGACTGCAATCTCTTACGCCACTGAGTTCGACTTGTCGACTGCCGGATCCGAAGCGGCTTACGTCCTCGCGGGGGCTACGCCTAAAATTTTAAGGGCGGGAGTTGACACCACAATCACGGTCCCTGCAAACGTAGTGACCGACGGATGCTTCGGCTCAACGTGGCAAGTAATATTAATCGGGCCTCGCATGTTCCTGTGCGTCAAAGCAGCCAACCCAGTAAAGCTGGTCAAGTTCAGTACCAACTGGGCGACTGCGAGTATCTACACCGTGGCAAGCCTAGTGCCCCCGTCTGTCGTTTCGGCGACCAATGCAAGAGCGCTAGTCCTTCGCAGTGACGGCAATCGATTTTTTGTGAAGACGGACATAACCGCACCTATGTTTTCGTTTGTGTGGGACGGTCTATCTGCGCCCGTCGCCATCGATACGTCGTGCGGGTGGTTGATGACTACACCGACGATATCCTACTTCCGGACCCGACTACCGCTAATTACGTCGAGCGACCGAGTAGTCTACTCTATGCTTACGGGGCGGTATGTAGGCGATGGCGTGTCTACTTACACATTCAACATGGTCAACTATTTCTCGTTTGACGCGGCAGAGTTCACAGGCTACACCCCGGCGAAGCTCGGCGATGTTATGACCTCAGCAGCAGCCAACGGGCTGGTAGAGCTGTCTCTTAGCCCTGAAACCCAGCGATTGCCGACTGCGCAGACTCCGCTAAGAAGCGAAATTGTCTACGCCCGCGGGCTGCGCAGCACGCTTAAACGGGACAGAATGGCTAGCAAGGTTGACGTACAGGCGTACCCAACAGGTACGATGACCGTGCAAAACTTCGCAGGACCTTACGTCGACCAAGTTCGGCTGCAGGACACGCCGGTATCCCCCGCTCCATTGTCTCTCGCCGCAGGTGCCGCGCTGTTGTCGTCGCCAAACGTCGCGATTTCAGTGTCGGCAGGCGGTAACACCGCAGGTCAGAACTCCGCCGCTGCAGTCATCGTGCTTGCGGTAGACGGGGCTGATGTCCGCAATAACGATGTGACTTCCGCCGCAGGCTACGCAGCACGGGTGTCCGCGTATATCGAATCAGACAAACCGCTGTACGTCGCGTTCGCAGGTAGAACCGGCACAGTTCACTCGGAGCGCGAACTATGAAAATCATATCGAACCCGCCGCTAGACGCGGCCCCAGTTGAGCCGACGTTTCCGGTGTTCAGCTATGCTAACGCCCAAGTGACGATCGCAGGCAACCCAAGTTCGGTAGACGCGGCGCTGCACTACGCGTCCGACACGCAGCAGGTGTCGCTAGCTGCCAGCATCGTCGGCACCGACAACAATGGCCCCTACGTGGCACCGATCACGCTGCCCGGGATTGTAGGGTTGCCGTTGGTTCGGTACGCTAACGGAGCCCCGACGAACGAAGAAGACTACTTACAGACGACCATCGTCAACGGTGCGGTCGTATCTAGCGGAGTCCTCCGGTCAGGCGCGTGGAAGTTAGTGCCCGAGCGAGTTAATCAGGCCTTGGCGGAAATCAAAGCACCGTTTAGACTGGAGTTACCTGTGGTAACTTTCATTGTGATGCGGAGCTTTGCATGAGCTTAAACTACCATCTGCCGGTCATCTACGGGGGGTCTCTAGCCCCCGGCAGCTTGGCCATACAAGGATTTACAGGGTCTGCAGTTAGTCACGTCGGCATACTTCTGCCGCGAGACGGCGGAGTGCTCGAGTCCGTCGGGGGCAAAGGCGTCAGTATCGCGTCGATGAGCGACTTTACGAGACGGTATTCCCGAGTAATGGTCGGCGACTATCCGTCTTTCTACACACCCGAAGACGCAATCGAAAGAGCTCTATCGAAACGTGGGCAACAGTACGACTATCCTGCGATTTTCGGTATACTGACGCGCACCGGCTGGAACCACGACGGCAAGTGGATCTGCTCCGAGCTACTAGCGTGGGCTACGGGGACGGTCACGGGCAACGTGGCACGATACACCCAGCAGGACGCCTTAATAATCACGCGTAACCTCAAGAGAATTAAATGAACCTAGTATTGACTCAGTCGCCGACAGACTTGTACGCAGGATCCGGAATCGAAACCGGCACCGAGCTAATCGTCCAGAACATTGGGTCAACGCTGGTTAGCTTTTCAGTGACGGTAGACGGCAACAGCCGAGACTATGTGGCCCAACCTAACCAATTGGTTCAAGTCTCGGCAAGCGCCACGCGGGCTTTTGCCACTGCGTACCAAGCGGGAATACAGGACGCTAGTATGGTGTCCGTCCGAAGCCGCGCCCAGTTCGACATGGTCAAGCCCTTCACCGGCGTAGACGTCGGACCCGCAGGCCCTGCAGGCCCGACCGGAGCGACAGGCCCTGCAGGAGACGGGTCTACGTTTCCAAGCACCGCTACTCAGTTGACGGTTATCGGTAACGCGTTACGCGCTGCAGGGGCCAGCTCGTGTGCTCGTGCAGACAGCAGCGACATCGCTGACGCGGGGCTGGTTATCGGCATCGCCACTAACGACGCTGCAGTTGCAGAGACGGTGCAGGTTCGGTCCGCAGGATACATGACACATGCAGGCTGGGACTGGTTTGCAGGCGAACAAATTTTCGTAGGCGTAGACGGCGCACTAACACAAGTAGCGCCGACGACAGGTTTCTGCCAAACTGTAGCCGTAGCAGTGACCAGCACCACGATTCTGGTGCGAATTAACTCACCGATATTGGTGTCATCAATTCTATCGTAAGGACAAATCATGGGTGCCAAGACAAACTATCTGGAAAACAAAGTAATCGATTGGCTGTTCCGAGGCCAAGCGTTCACGCCTCCGGCGACGATTCACTTTGCGCTGATCCGCGCAACTGCGGGCGTTTCACCACGAAGCACGGCGGTTACGGTAGGGCAGACTACGGTCCCTGCAACGCATAACGGTCGCATGTACCGTTGTAGCACTGCGGGCACGACCGGCGGCTCCGAGCCAACATGGACCACTACAGACAACGCCACGACAACGGACGGAACTGCAGTATGGACTGAAATGACTAACGACTTTGAGACAGAGTCGGCAGTAGTTACCGGCGCAGAAGTGACCGGCGGCAGCTACGCTCGCGCCTCACTGGCCGCGTCGTTGGCTAACTTTGCAGGTACTCAGTCGTCGGGGTCCACCACGGCTAGCACCGGCACGTCAGGGACTACATCAAACAACGTGGCGGTTACGTTCCCTGCGCCTACGGCGAACTGGGGAGTAGTGGCGGCGGTATTAATG